ATGAATAATATTGAAAGAGGTTTTCTACGGAAATGGGACCCGATGGATCTCTCCGTACCCGACCAGAATGACTCTGGTGGAGGCACCCCGCAGTGCTGTTCAACTGCGGCGGACTCCCCTGTGATGAAAAGGTCGTCGTACGGCAATGATCCTGACGGAAAGCGTGCGAAACAAAGCGCTTATACCACAACGCCCTGGCTGGACGAGCAGGGCTGTGGCCACTATTTGTTTGAGACCGACTTCCAGCTTTTTGATGGAAGTGTCTCCGCCTCCCAATTGGGGGCAGTTCTAGGCGAGACTGGCGCGGCAGTCTTCAACACCACTCAACGATGCGACTGGGTCAACAGCGCAGTGACATTCCACCAGCTTTACTGGTCCATGTCCTGCGCTAGAGACACCTACCTGCTTCCTTGGGAGGACATGTGGGAGACTCCGATGACGTGTGCGATCAAAATAAACTCATATCTGGCAAGGCAGGCGCCTGTTGGATACGGAGCATTGGTCGACTACGAAGTGCTGGACTATTGGACCGACAACCAAGTGTTGAAGCTGGTTTGTATGCTTCTTGCTACCCACTCTAAAAGGATAGCTCCGTTCTCGATTAAAGTCCCTTTGGGCCAAACTGATCAATAGTAGATCCTAGTGTGGATATGCCGTTGAACCAGCCAGGCATGAAGGTACTGTTCGTGGACGCAGCAAACCCTGCGTGGGACTGCGAGGTACCATGGTTCAAAATCGCCCCCGATGCTCGCAAATGTAAGCGATGTTACTCCAGCAACCACAGCGTGAAGGACTGTGGTTTGCGTCGTGAGAACGTCTGCTCCATCTGTGGCATGGGGAATCACCACCGTGCCGTCTGCATGAAGCAGCCAGGCACAACTCATCCCCCTGTCCTTGAAAAAGACAGGAAGGATCCAGAGACGAACCGCGGAGCAAAACGTGGTGCGTTGATGGAGCAGTCCCTGCGCAACACCTCCACCATGGAGGCAGCAGGGATTGATGCACTTAAGGACAAGATTAACGAGCTAAAAGATCAGATCTTGTCTACGCCCAAGGAACCTGTGGAGAAGTCCCCGTTACAGAGAGCCTACGAAGCGCTGATGAAATCAATGACTGAGCGCGAGAAGATGGAATTCGGCCCGAGAGCCAACGACCATTACTCGCGTGGCGACATTGATGGATTGGACATGCTTGGACATGTCATTTCCGGTCAGCGGTGCGACGTTCGTCGTGATAGGAGCTTTGATGTTTTTGAATCAACGTTTGGCGTGTTCTATGTCAACCTGACTGGTTTGGAAATAAAGAAAAGATACCTGATTTTCTTCATCATCTACGTGTTCTGTTTCCTGGTGATTCTCGGTGTGACTAGCCCTTACTACTCTTGCTCGGAGAGGCTTGGCTACAACTTCGAGGACCGCCGCTGCCACCCGCTCGACCCTGGTTACCCGGAAATTCGTTTCTGGGCGCTCATTATCGAGCTTGGCCT